TCTGTTGGTGTTAATTGAGCACCACCAGTAACATTAACTGAATTTGACGCAGATCCTATAAATCTATGATTAAAATGCCTTTGAGTTGCTCCTATAGAAACAACTGGATTTGAAATATACCCACTACCACCTGTTACTAACCCAACTGATGTAACTGTACCTGCAGCAGATACAGTTATATTCGCTACTGCTTGATAAGGTGTTTGGAATCCACTACCAATACCAACATCAAATTCTCCTATTCTACCACCTCTAGGTGTACTATTATTATTTGCAGGAACACTATTTCCAAAACGATCAAAGGCACCTGTAAATACTATGGTCTGTCCGACTCCAGTTATGTTATAATCTGATCTAACAGCAGACCCAACATCTTTATAAAAAGGTTTTTGGAAAATATTGTTAATTAAAATTGCACCAAATGATGTATTAATTCCCTGGATACCTGTAACTGTAGATCCATAACTAGTGAGATTAAATGTTCTTCCGATACCATTAAAACTTTCTGAAATATCATCTATTACAAAATTATTATCATATTTTAATCTATATAATGCTCTACCACTAAATGATGATCTGGTAGTAAGAGTTCCAACCCCAACTGGTCCGTATGGTGCATCAGAAAAATGAATAAGACCTTTTTCTATTCTATAATCACCAGAAATAGCAGTAACTGCAGAACCAACTGTATGTGCAGCAGCGACTGTTCCCATTACACCTCTAGTTACAGTTAATGAGTTTGTTGCTCCTATCGCAACTAAATTTATTTTTACAATTTCATCATTTATTTTAATTAAATCTTTACCTGAAAGATTAGAGACATCATGTAATAATATTGTGTTTGTGCTCGCATTAATCTGAGAAGATAATGTGAGAGGTAATATTTTTCTAGCAAGAGGACTTTGAATTACATTGTCCACAGTAATAAAACTTCTATTTGTCGCTACGTCTGTATGAACTTCTAACGTATGAGTAATTCCAACTCCAGTTAAATTAGTAAATGTAACTGCAATTCCTGCAGCAGCATTACTTGTACTAATCGCAACTTTAATTTTACTGTTAGTGATTTTAATAGGAAAAACTTCTGCAGGAAGTATATCAGTGCTACCTATTCCTGGAACAGAAGTTGTAACAATACCAATCGAAGTATTACCAACTCCAGAGTAAATTAATCTTTCTCCAGTATGGAATTCATGATCAATAATGTCAATATCTTGCTTATTGGTTGTATTAATATCAGTTGCAGGGTTAAATGATTTAATGAATAATGGATTACCATCTGATAATAAAGTAAATGTAGTCAATCCAACAATATTACCACCAGTGGTTGTTGATATTCCTGTAAATTGAGGACTCAAGTCATCAATCATTAAAACTTTATTAGTTACAGATTCGTTGTAATCTGTAATTGTTGCATCTTCAAATGTTATAATTTTTGAAAGATTTTTTACATCAGTATCTTCTGTTGCAAAGTCAAATTGACTGATTCTATGAACTGATGCTTCGTTATCTACATTTAATGATAACTTAACTGTTGTCTCTACAGTTGTTATACCCACAGAATCTTCATTCAATAATTGATAATCAGAGAAATTCTTATATCCAGATACATGTGCTAAACTATCAATTGGTTCTTTCCATGAATGGTAAGGAACTTCACCTTTTACAGAATATGAAAATCTTTGATAATAATCATTATCATGTAGTCTTTGTGTATTTACATTTAATTTACCCTTGTCGTTCGACCAATCAATATTTTTATTAACAACAGCAGATACTTCTAAATCAAAATTAAAATCAAATATTTTTTCTATGGTTGCTTTAAAACCATTAACAGAACCTGAAATTTGATTTTCTATTTCAAAATCACCTGTAACATTTTCTAATTTTAATAATAATGCCCCATCATCCCAACCTTGTTTAATTACAGTACCGCTGGCATTTCCTTGAGTTATTGTTTCTCCTTCTAAAAATTTAACTTTTTTAAATATTGGTTCAAATGAAGCAAGATCGCTTGTTTTTATTACTCTACCAAAAGCATTGTTCCCATCATAAGTTCCACCAGTTGTTCCAAGTCCAACTATCGAATAACTAATAGATTCCTCTCCACCATCGGTATCTATACCTTCACTATCTAATGAAATAGTAAAGGTTTTTAAATTATAATCAGAAGAATTATATCCAGCACCATCAGTGAATATATTAATATCTTCAAGTATTTTTACATTTTCTACAAATATTTCATCACCTAACTCAAATGGAAAACTTCCAGTTGGGAATCCATTTACTGGTGCTCTTAAGAATAAAGTATTTCTTTGTTCACTAGCATTGAGGTTGAATGTAGATCGTGCATTAATAACACCAACACCATTTGAATTAATTGTAGGAATTACTTTTAAATTATCTCCAAATCCACTACCATTAGTTACAATATCCACCTTTGAAACTGATCCACCAACTAAAGTCGCCTTAAATGTCATATCAGGTTGTCCTACTGCAGATATTATAGGAGGAGTAGTATAATTTTGTCCTCCAGTTTTTATACCCACACTTTCTAACGTAAATGCATTTTTTAATTTTAAAATTACATGAGAATCTGCTCTAGGTGCTAAAGTTTTATTATTACTAAGTTCTAATCCTTGATCTAAAATATTAACAGCACGAATTTTACCAATATCTTCCGATTCAACAGATAAAACTGCATCAATACCTGTTGTGCTTCCTATTGAAGAAATAAATGGAAGATCAGATAAATTATTTCCTGGATTAATTATTTCAATAGAATTGATTCCACCTTGTATATTAGTTGAATTTGAACTATAAAATGCAGTACTAAAACCAGTGGAATCATAAAAAGTAGTTTCTGCAGTTCCAGCAATTGAGAAAGATATAGTTGTGCTACCGACTCCAGTTACTCTATGTTCTCTGTTAAAATTACTTTCTATAAATGTTACTTTAGGTTCAATATCAGTTTCTGTATAAACAGAAGATGGGAACGTAGTTGTATATTTAGTGTCAAGACCTTCAATCCTATAATATAAAATATTTGATAAATCTTCTGTATTATTAATTGTTATTTTACTATTTGATTGACCAAAACTTCCAGAGGTTGTAATACCGACTGAATTAAATCTAGATTTAAATTTATTATCAGTATAAAAATTCAAAGTATATCCAGATAAACTTGAATCAGAAACATTAAATTCTATTTTATTTCCTTTAATAATTTCAAGTGGTGGATTAATTTTAGATAATTCATGAGTTCCTGCACCATTATCAGTAAATTTTATATTCTGATATGGGAATGCTTTTTTAGATGAATAAAAACTATCTGCTAATCTAATAGTGTCATCATCTATTCTGATAACATGATAAACACTGTTATTAACTAATGGATCTATTAAATCTGTAGGATCTGATCCTAAGTAAATTACAGCATCTCCAGTTTTAAAATCATGATTTGCAATTGTGATAGTAGACACTGTATCCCCTACACCAACTGCTGCTGGACTAAATGTAACTGGATTAACAATTAATTTATTCACAGCAGAATTATATTTTAGTATAAATTCTTGAGTTTGGTTTGGTGATATATTTAATTTTAAATTATCACCTGCAACTAATAAATGTTGATCATCTGAAATAAGAGTAACAGCAGTTTTTATTGCTTTTCCTGTAACGTCACCTGACAATCTTTCAATTTTATGATTACTTCCAGTTGTTTGATCATTAAAAAATATTAAATCACTAGTAAACCCTGGTATATTTGTAGTTGACAATCCAATAAAATTATTATTAAATTTTACACATATTAAAGGTTCAACAGTGGATAGATCAAATAAATCTGAAAAATCTGCCTCTAAACTTGCTTTTATAACACCCTCGTCAAAAGATGTTAATTTTAACTTATCTCCAGTTTTAAATTTATGATTTGGGAGAAAAATAGAATTAGGAATTGATGAGTCTATTATAGCAGTACTAGATCCAGTTCCAACTGTAAAACCTGTGACTATGTTATTTGATGTGCTACCTATACCAACAGATCTATTGTAAGCGATACCTTCAAGAGTTATGAAAGATGCATCAAAAAATTCTACTGCTTTTGGTTCTATATTTTTATTTTCTAATTTTTTAACAACATCAAAAGTAAATTGTTGAGGTAATAAATTAACTTCAGAACTTGCATTATGTGCAGATTCTATATTATTACGTTTCCTAACAACATTGTATCGATTATTTAAACGATCAATTGTAGTTATCAACATCTCTTCATCTTCTACTTTAATGATATCATTTGAATTGAACACCTTAGAAGATGTTGGTTCTTCTAAGTTTATGAATGTATTGATTCCAGTTGTATTAGTGTTACCAATAGAAACTGCTAACTCTGATTTAGTTGTAAGAACACCAACAGTTCTAAATCCTTCTATGTTCTTATAAACAGATGATGATATTCCAGTTATTTCAACAAGATCAGAATCTTTGAAATTATGTGGAATAGTTGTAAACCCTGTAACTTTTTTACCTTTAAATGCAAATCTTACAGTGCTCTCAGTTATTTCACTTGTACCAACAGAAACTATTGTCTTTCCTAAAACATCTTTGATTTTAGCACTAGCAAAATTAGATCCAAAATTAATTAACTCATTAGTTCTATAGTTTTCACCAGACTGTAAAACATTAATAGTTGTTATACCAGATTTAGAAATAGAATCAATTTTTACTATGACCTTTGAATTAATTGGAGTTTCTAAAAATGGATATGTTTTGAATTCTTCTTTTACTCCTAATGGTGTTACGTTTCTTTTATATAATCCACTATTTAAAGTCAAGTCATTTTGAATATTAAAAATATCATAATTATATGAATCAGTAGCATCCTTATGTTTAAGTGTTATATATGGAAAAATTGGAATTTTGGTAGAATTATCAACAGTAGAAAAATATGCATAAGTTCCATCTGGAAAATCTGAATTAACAATAAATCTACCATTATATTCATCCAAATCTCCTCTACCAGTATAAACGTAATCATCAATAAGATCTCCTTGAGAAAATCCTGAAGGTCTTAAATTAGTGCTTATTCCAGGATTAATAAGTTCATAACTAGATTTTATTCGTTTTAATCCTCCTGATCCAGATTCATCTGGAATTGCTTTAGCGTTACCTATAGATCCATAAATTGGATTTCCGTCATATGCCCATCCTAAAATAGGAGAATGTGAGGATCCAACATCTCCTGGTTCTAATTCTTGCTCATTTCCATCTAAGTTATCAAGTAATTTTTTTCTAAGTTCTTTTGGTGGATAAAAGGAACAAATTTTATTGCCCTTATCTCTAGTTTCAGATTTAATTTGAACAGTGTCACCATACAGATCTTTGTTACTACCTGTTAAGTAATGATTGAATCTCTCAACGTCATTAAGTTTCCATTCATGTAATTCTGATCCAAGAATACAACCAGATCCAAATGGAACTGCAGTAACTGTAGTTTTTCCAGATTCTTGAGAGTATCCCTTTCCTCTGTTTAAAATTTCAATAGAAGTTATTTTTCCATTAGAAACAATCGCTCTTAATTTAGCAAATTTTCCAGAACCACCAACTATAATTTCAGGTGCTGTTGAATAGTTTTCACCACCATCAATTATAATAACTTCAGTTATTTCACCATTAGTATCGACAACAGGTTCCAATTCTGAATTTTTGCCAGTTTCTATTGTTATCGATGGTTTTCTTACATAATTAACTATATCAGTTACACCATATCCAACACCACCAGATTCTATGAAAATATTAGAAATTTTTCCTTTTACCACTGGATCTGCAGTTGCAGTATAATAAGATGGAAAAATAGTTGATCCCAATCCAACTGGACCACTAATATTAACAGATATGTCAGGGTAATTAAAAGTATGACTACCAGATCCTGAATTAGAAAAATTAATATAAACTTTATTATTATAATCTGTCAAATTAGAACTCAATCTAAATTTATGATCATTTATTATCGTTAAAATATAATTCGTAGAATTAGTTAATCCACCAATTGCAGTATTTGAAGTTGTATATTTTACTTCATCACCATTTTTAAAATTATGATTTTTGGCATAGATGCAATTATCAGCAACACTGACTCCTACAAATGTTTTGAATAAATCTTCCTGATTTGCTGGTGGATAAACATCACTTGTTACAGTTACTTTGTTATTTTTAAAATTTTGACCACTATTTACGACAGCAATTTCAGCAATTCTACGTCTATTTCTTTTTGATGTAAACGTATGTCTATTATTTCCAAAATCTGTAAAATCGATTGTATTAATTCCTGCAATAGCATTTTCTTCCGATATATGAAGTTTAAACGCTCTATCATCTCCAGAAACATGAGATATAAAATAATTACCACCGTTTGATAGTAAATTAGTAGAAAATCCAACTTGCACCGCTGAAATAGCAATAGGTCTTCCATTAGCAGTATAAATAACTTCTTCTCCATTTAAAAATCTATGGTCTTCATCTATAGTAATTTTATTATTTGTTAAATCAACACCCCTTGTATCATTACATGACACCGAGTGTTTAAATGGTTCCATTCTAACTTTAGTTTGTACATCTCGACCTTGACCGCCACTTATTGTTACTGATGGTGTTCCTATGTAATCAAAACCTTTATTTGTTACAATTATTTCTTTAATTTGACCTTCATCTACATGTGCATTCATCACTGCAGAATTTCCAGATGGATCAGAAACTGTAACTGCAGGTGGAGAAACGACACTGTAATTATTTCCGCTATCTAAAACTATAATATCATCAATTTGACCATAAAACACAGAATCGTTAGATATTGGAGAGTGATATTCGATTCCATTCAAACTTAATCCTATTGGTCCAGTAATATTTTGATTATTTTGATTATTTTTTGGAGTTTTTAAAATTCTTCTAAAATTATTTTGATTTTCTAATTTTGTTATTATGTTACCTATTGGAATTGCTGGTGTAATCTTATGCTGATCATTTCCAGTGGTTCCTTGTACTTGTATAAAATTATTTAAATATAAATTTTGAGCATTTAGGGCTAATTTTATATTATTTGGATCTACTACCTTTACAAAATAAGTTCCAGTTGTTATTCCAGTAATTGTACTATTAGATGATAAAGATTGATAGTGAATTTTTTCACCATTTAAAAATTCATGTGTTGGTAAGTTTATTTTACTATCTAATATTTTATTTGATTCAAATATTTGTGATCTATCTGTAGATTGAAGAGAACTGTCAGAAGGATAACCAGAAAATGCAACATAAGTATTTTTATCGTTATCTATGAAGGTGTTTTGAATATCAGAAAGTAAAAACCCAATTCCAAGACTTGGTGATGCAAATTTTAATCTCTTTTTAATACTAAAAGCACCCATACTTGATGTAACAGCAGTTCCAACATAACTAAATTCTGTATCTGACGTTACAGAACTAATTTCTACATCAGACTGTACAATATCTTTTGTTTCTCTATCTAAAATATCAATTCTATCTCCTACATTTAAAAAATGTTTATTTAAAGTTTGGAGAGTGTTAGTTAAAACCGTTGGTTGTATAATTTCTAAGAATGAAACGTTATTATAAAACCAAGTATTAAATTTTTTGTCATTTGTGTTTACTTTTTCTCCAAGATACTTTAATTTTATATCATCATCTTCTCTAAAAAATTTAGTTTTTTCAAAATTCTTAGAAACATTAGATACTGCTCCCATAACACGCATTTTGCATATTTTGGATGTATCATTATTTTCATATCCAAAAATAAACACGTTATCAATAATTGAAGTCCCCTCAGATAATGAAACATCGGAATTAACACCAAAAAATTGATTATCTGATTTTGTTTGATACGTTACAGGGACATAAGAACCTGATGAATTTAAATATTGAAATCCATTTATGGTTGAAAATCCAACTGTAGAATCTACTGTTACAACTGATGTTGTAGATGCAGTTCCAATAACTTGAGTTTTATTATTTACTTTAAAAGTTCCTTCAATTGAACCTTTAGATAACGAAATTCTATGATATCTTTTATTTCCTAAAAATATTTCTTCAACATTACTAACTGCACCCGAAGCAGTTGGTGAAGTAAAAGATTCTTGAAAAATTACAGTTTGTTCTAAATTAATTGGATTACCTTCAAGTGCTTCAACCATCAACTGATCTGCTACAATCCACTCTGCATCAGAAGATGTTATTGTATCATCAAAAGGTTTTAAAATAGAAACTTTTTTTCCAAATAATACTTGAAATAAAATATCAAGTGCAGTATCTGTTCCTTTTGACGTATAAAAATCCTTTGCTCTTGATAAAATATTTTCTACCGAGAGACCCGTCATGAAATTTCTCTTTTCAACTCCAGGTAAGTAATTTGCTTTAAACTTTTCGTAAAATTTTACTAAGAATATATGACTTAAATTTGAAATATTTGAGTTTGGAGCATGTTCAACTGCTTCTGTTGTGTTAAAAGTTAAAAATTCTGGATTACCGTTTTTTTCTAATGCACTTATCGCACTAAACCCACGAACACAACCAGTAAATGATGTTTCAGTCTTTCCAGTATATGTAATAATTTCATTATCAATTTTTAAGAGTCCATAACTATCTGGAAAACCAAGAGTACTGCTTACATTAATAATATCATCAAAAGCAGTAATTTCTTGAATTAAGATAATTGGTGATAATGCCTGAAAACCAACAATATTAAGGTCAATAAAGTTAGAAATATTTTTGTTATCAGTAATATTCTCTGCAAGGTCGATATTTCCATATTCACGTTCTTGTGAAATATAATATTGATTTAAAAATTCTTTAAATAATGGATTATCTTCTTGAATAAAATCTGGAATTTGACTATCCAGAATATGAGAAATTTTTACTTTAGTATCTGACATTTCTATCTGGTAAACCTTTTACTATTAACGAAACTTGAGGGTGGTGTATAGGACGAACCTGATCTATCTGAACCTGAAGATATCAAATCCTCTAAGAGAGTCAATCTGCTTCCACTAGTAGTATCTAGCACAATATAAAGGTTCTGTTTTGCAATGATATCATTAGATTCTGGTATTACTTCAACTTCAATTTTATTTGGAATCGTTGAAGATGAAATATTGATTGCAGACAGAATAATTTCACCTTTTACATAATCAACAGAACCTGCATTATTATTAATAAAGTTGGGTGAACTATCAATAAGAGTAAAAAATCTAACAACACCAGTTAATCCATCAGAATTTGGTAAATCTGTTAAAAATACGTCGCCATCAACTCCTTCAATCTTAAATGATGATGATCGTATGTTAAATCCTTCCAGATCTGCATGAAATCTATTTGCATAACATAATTCATAGTTTGCAAGTTGTCCAAACGCAGGTTTTAAATCTCTTCTCATTTTAAGAACAGTTATATTTGAAGTGATTGCAGTGTCAACTTTGTCAATTGTAGATAATAACTTACTATACTTAAGTCTACCTCCAAAAGAGTTAATGTCTGATGATTTAGAATATGTTTCAATCGATTTAAAAATACGAGAGGATAAATCTTCTTTGGTTGTGATAAGTCCAGGATCATAAGATACAGTAGTATCATATTCAACATATAAAAATTTCAAATCAACAAACTCTTGTTGAATTCCAGCAACTGTATATTGTTTCAATCCTGCTTTAATTGCTGATTTGGCAGTGCTTGATAATATCTCTCCAGTCTTAGGTTTAACAGTAATGAAAACTTTTCCGAATTGTGGAGGATCTAATTCCTCACCTCCATATGCACTCACAGAGTCAATATTTGGATAAACCGATGGAACCAAACTAATATAATCATTTGCAGTTACTGCTCGGTATTGCGACGCATACACCCTCGGAGCAAGGTACTTGACATTATCAACGGGTTCAATATTATCACCACTCTCAGACGCTTGTGTGACCGTTAGAAGAGATATATTGTTTGTAACTGAAGTGTCGGTTATTGTATCACCATTTCGACTTGGGTAAGTTAGATTCCCTGCGAAATTAAAGTTAGATGCACCGTTACCATCTGTGCCATTAGTAACAATATAAGAAACTTTAATAGTACTACCATTTGGTGGTTTTTTACCGAGAACTCCATCACCGAATAGAATTTGATATTTTTCATCTGAAATCTCCTGTATAAGAAATAATCGAGACTCTGAGTTAACTTGAAATATATTCTCATACGCATTATATACTTCGATTGTTCCAGTTTCACCATCAGTAACTGAAACTCGAATTGTAGTTGTATCTATATCTGTATTTGGTAAAATATACTTGTCATCTAATTTTGCTGCATTTACTTTAAATTCCTTTGTAAGGTAATTTCCTTCATATATTTCGATATTTTCAAATTTTGCTATCCCATCACTTCCAGGAGTTGCTATAATTTTATCTGGTATTGAGAAAGTAAATGATCCGTTTTCAATATTACCAAGTGCAACAACTCCTGGATTCAATGTAATGAATCTTGCTGCAATATTTGATACATCTACTGTAAAACTTATCTTTGCAACTGCTGCTCTCTTTGATCTTGGAACATATCCGATGTTTCTTGCGAGTGATACAATATTTTCTCTTACAGTTGCACTATCAATGAACGCTTCATTGACTGCCATGTTAGTATTATAAGCAGTAATATAGGAATTATACGCTAAATTATCAATTAATACAGAAAAATTAGAACCTTCAAAGTCAAAATCAGTAAAATTTGAGTTTGACCTCAAATAATCCTTAATTTGAGTGCGTAAATCTTGAAAATCTAAGTTTGTGAACTGATTAAATGCCATTATACCCTTGTCGGTTGTAGTAGGAACTCTATATTTTGACTTGGAATCGGTAATCCGATGATATTATAGTCAATTTGAACATTCAAGTCGTTAGAGTCTTGATTTGCTTCTACATATACACTATTTAATTCAATTCGAGGTTCATAATTTTTTAATAATGTGCTAATTTCTTCTTCTAATACTGTATCAACACCAGAATTTGTGTTTTCAAAGAGTAAATCACCAATTGATGTACCCAATAACTCATTAAAAAACCTCTCATTAATCCGAGTTCGAGTGAGATTAATGACAGATCTCTTAATTGCGTCTTCATTTCTCAAAATAGTTACATCATTTGTAACTGGATGCCTTTTAAATGACAAACTTATGTCTTTAAATGCACGAGAAACTTTAGTCGTATAGGTTGACATCCGAAATTGTAGTATCCTTACTTATATCTATAAGCGTTTTATCAACTTTATCGGTTTTCTT